CGATCGCTTGTGGCCAGCTCATCGGCATGTACCTCAAAAAGAGATGTTTCTGTGGTGCTAAAACTGTGCAAAACGTACCACGTGAAATCAGTCAGTTACAACCCGGAAAATTATCGGGTTTTTGTGGCCTGCAGGAGCGCCCGCCGGCACGTCTCGACCGAAACCCTCAACTCATCCGCGATCATGGGCCAGGGGACACCCAAAGCCCTCTGCTGGCGAATATACACGGGGTCCACGTTCGCACGCGGCCTTCCCCAGCGTTTCCCGTTCGCTCGAGCGTGGGCAATTCCAGACTTCACCCGCTCGGCGATCACGGCCCGTTCGAATTCTGCAAAGGCGCCGATCATGTGAAACATGAGCCGGCCGCCCGCCGTGGTGGTGTCCAATTTGTCGCGCACGCTCACAAACTCCACGCCGAGCGCGTTGAATTCCTCGAGGGCTAGGATTAGGTGCCGGAGGGATCGGGCGAAGCGGTCAAACTTATAGACCATCACCACATCGAACTTTCGCCGGCGCACCTCGGTCATCATGCGATCGAGGCCGGGCCGGTTTTCCTTGGCACCGGACATTGAATCAGGAAACACGGTCGGCTCCCATCCGCGGTTGCTGGCTTCCTCGGTCATTTCGCGGACCTGCATTCCTTCGTCCTGCTCGCCAGTGCTCACCCGGGCATAGAGTGCGGCGCGCTTCATGGGACAACGCTTTCGGCTTCCGCTTCCACGAGATCAAACAGCGTCGGACTGTCCGCTTCTCGCTCCGCTGCCTGGCAGTAGTACACGGCGTCTCGGAAATACCCCTCGGCCAGTTCGATTCCGAAACCTTGGCGCTTGAGTTTCAGTGCGCGCAGCGGGACCGTCCCGATTCCAGCGAACGGGTCAAACACCGTTTCGCCTTCCATCGTGTACTGTGCGATGGCCCGGTCCGCTAAGTCGAACTGCATGGGACATAGGTGCATCTCTCGGCCTGCGGCTGATTGCGCCGAGTTGAGCGAGAGCATCCGCGTGATATCCGTCCACACATCCTCGTGCCAGCTCTGCGGCTGGAGCAGCATGAACGTCACGGGCAATCGTCCAGCGCCTTTACATCCGCACTTGCAGTAGCCAGTGGGCAGGATGTGCATGTGTCCGCACTCCTGGCAGGTTTCCAAACTCTCGCCGAGTTTGACGTGCTGCTCGTAGTCATACACGTGGGTCTGCGACCAGGCGCGGAACATCTTAAAGATGCGTTCGTGGGGCACATTCTGAAAATCTTCAGGGGAGAGCAAGCGCTTTCCGTTTGACCGCGAGAACGCGTGCGCATCAATCTGCCAGCGCGACCTGGAGTATCGCTCTTTTTCTTTGAGCACTGGTACGTCGGCGTAGCCGTTGCTGCGGTCGGTGGGTGGTTTGCGGAAGAGCAATAAGTATTCCGGCATCCCCACGCCCATGCGGGAGCCGTCCTTGCACTGCTCGGTCCAGCCGAGGCGATAAGTCTGATTGTTCTCCCGCACCACGTCGGTGACGATGGTTTTCATACCGAGGTAGGCGAAGCCGTGCTTGGTGTAGTGCCGGATGCAGTCGCAGTGGAACGGGTAGGCCGTTTGGAATCCAAGTCCGGTCATCCCGCCGGGCACGATGCGGTCTTTGACGTGGATTGCGCAAATGCGACCTGGTTGCAAAATTTTGAGCAGGTTGGGCGTGAGAAAATCCATCTGCTGGAAAAACTTCTCGTTGTCATCGTTGTGGCCGAAATCGTTGTAGGACGGGCAGTACTCATACTGCGTAGAGAAGGGAACTGAGGTCAGAATCAGGTGCACGCTGTCCGCTGGTAGTTCGGCGGTTTCGAGAATCGCATCGTTGCGGACGAGGGTAAAGTTTTCGCCCTTTACTTCCTGGCGTTCGCAGCCGAAGGTTCGCTGAACTCTGAATGTAGCGCGTTCGTGGCGAGCCCATACTGCCGGATGGATCGCGGTCATTTGCGAGACCAGTTCGTTATGCTTGGCCCACTTTTCTTCGAGCACCCGGCGGACTTCGCGCTCCGCTTCGGTGTAGATCAGGTGGAGTTGCACGCGGTGGGTTTGCAAAAACCGGTGGATGCGGTGGATGGCCTGATAGAAGTCGTTAAACTTAAAACCGATCCCGAGGAAGATCGCCGAGTGGCAGTACCGCTGGAAGTTGCAGCCAGATCCGCACAACACAGGCTTGGCGCCGAGGATGCGAATCTTCCCCTCGGAAAAATCCGCAACGTACTGCTCCCGCGTTTCTAGACTCTGCGACCCGTAAACCGTAAAGGCGGACGGAAACTCTTTCTCAATCGCCCGCCGTTCATCTTCGAGGTCGTGCCAGAGAAGCCAGTGCTTCGAGCGGCTTTCGAGTTTGTGTTTTGGATCGTTAATGAGTTCTGAGGCTTTGGTGATACGGGCGGTGAGGCTGTCTCGTTTTTCTCGTGCGGCATGGGTGACTCCGATGGCGGTATTGCGCAGCAGTCGGCCTTGGCCGCCGCGCTCGGGAATCGCGGTGCTGTGATCGCTCGGCAGTTCGTGCCAGTGCACGTCCATCGCAGGCAGCTCGTAACCTGCGTCTGAGAATTCCGGGCCGAGGTCCGAGGGTTTTTGCAGGAACACGGCCCACGTAGACACCCACAGCCAAAATTCTCGCTCCTTGTGCGGATGTAAAGTTAGGCTGTCAGCCTTCGTGGAGTCGCGCTTAAAGAAGCGCGTTTTGGCCTGGCCCACATCCATCACGTCCAAAAATGCGGCGTACGCCAGCAATTCGATGTAGTCGTTAGGTGAAGGCGTTGCCGTGGCAACAAACTTGTGTTTGATGTTGGGGTTCTGTTCGAACAGGCGAATGAATTCGCGGAAGGTCTTGGTTCCGCCGAAACCGCGAAGCACCGAGGCCTCGTCGAGCGATACGACCTTGAAGTGATTCGGGTCAAGGCATCCTTCGCGGATACGCTCGTAGTTGGTCAGAAAGAACTGTGTTCCCTGCGCTTGATGCTCGGCCAGTTCTTCGTTGGTACGCACATACTGGAAGCGCAGGCCAAAAAACTCCTGCGCATCCCGGACAAATTCACCTTTGACACCAAGAGGGCAGACGATCAAACCGACGGGCAGGTACAACTCATGGCCCGCGTGGGCGTGAATCGGAATCAGGATTTCATCGTCCAGTGGCGCCGGACAAGTCGCACACTCTAAGTTGCGCAGCAGCGCTTGTAAAATCTGAATTTGGATGACGGTTTTGCCGAGTCCGAAGCTGGCGAAGATCGCCCGGTTACCTCCACGGATCGCCCAAGCTGCCAACGCGCGCTGATGGGGGAAGAGTTTTGGATTCAGCGAGTCCGGCGAAACCACAATCCCACGGTCCTGTGCCGTGACCGCTTTCGACCGCAGAAAGTCTTGATAGCTCCGGGTCACGCGGAGCACTCCCGCACTCTTGCGTTCTCGTACTTTACAAATACTTCCTCCGCACCGCAGGTGCACGGCATGTGATTGCGATACATGCCAAACTGGCACTTATCGGAATGTTCCGCCGATTCCCTTGTTCCGCAGTGCTCGCAAATGGAAACCCAGCCATAGCCCTGCTCGTAGATTGTGCGCCACCAGTGGTCGCAGTTCATTCGCTCACCTGCTGCGCCTGCCAGCGTACGTCCCGCTCGGCCTGGCGCTCGGCCAAACTTCGTGGGACGTTTCCCTGAAATTCCATGATCCCCGCTCGCTCTTCGAAGAGTTCCCGCCAGCGGGCGGGCCAGTCGGCGATACGTGGGGGAAGGTTCATGCTCAGCCGAGTTTCTTCGCAAAGCCCTCAGCGTCGATCGGCAGGTCTCGGCGCTCAATCTCCTCACGGACTTGCGCTTCCGACCTTCCCAGCATGATCGCGTCGCAGATATTCGCCGCCGCCTGCATTGCACCAATGCAAAAAACCTGCATGTGCGGCCTGTCATCTTCAACGAATCCCCAATAGTAGCTTTCGAGGGCGGCAATTCGGGCACACTCCATGCGCGTCTGAAACTCAACTTCGCGTTT